AACACGAATATATCCGCTTTTGAGTGCAATTGGATTGCTAGTAGCGGCTACAGAAACTGTAGGGGAAATTCTATTTACATTTTGGACAATTTTTATTGCCATTATTCGTTATCTCCAGTAGAATCATTTTCACCAAACATCACTGCAGCAATTTCTGGACGAGCACTATCTACTCTATCAGCAGCTTTTGCATACAATAAGTCTTTAATTCTGTCGGAAACATCTGCTGGAGCACCATCAGATGCAATCAAATCGATAAGTTCTTCCATAAATTTATTTTATTATTATAGGACTATTTATATTTTGCCACCTTTGGGTTCTTTTATTTCTACCTGTGACACATCCACTGTAGGTTCAATTGGCACCTCTCCACCAGCACCTTGTTCAATTGCTTGTCCAGCACCTTCCTCACCTTCAGGAGGCAATGGATTTCCCATTTCATCCACTGGCGCATTTGGATCCGGAAGTATACCTTTTTCAATTTCGTCATCAATTTGCAAATCAATTTCAATAATTTCAGAATCCGTTTGACGAAGAATTTTCTTACGTACATACTCTGTTGAATAATATTTTCCGATATAAGGTTCTACCGTAGTCAAAAGTGTCAAACGATTTGTAAGAAGTTCTGCTTCTTTCAATTCTGAAAAATGATTATCGTAAAGGAAGTCATACTGAATATGATCTTCCATTTTTTCCCAATCTTCCGGAGAAACTACATTCTTCAGAAGAAGTTGAGTTCGGAGCATATCATTGAACATTTGAGCAAATCTTTTTCTCAAACGACCAACAAATTTAGAAAACTTTAATTCATCTCTTAAAATTTCAGAAGAACGACCCATATTAAATCCTTCTCCGCCGCCAGCAATTCTGGTTTCGGGCACATTCAAGGATCTATAAAGTTTCTTTTGGAAATACTCAATATCAGACAATTCTCCAAGATTTTGACCACCGGGAAGAGTTGTAATTTCTGTCCCTCTACCACCTTCACGACGAGGGAGCCAGAAATCTTCAAGCATACTCATAAATTTACGATCATCGCGGATTTCTCCGGTATTAGCATCGTAAACTAATTTGTTTCTATAACGAGACATAACCTCTTTGAGGTATTGTTCTGCCTTTACTTTTGGAAGATTACCAACATCGATGTAAAAAATACGACGCTCTGGTGCTCTTGATAATCTGTAAATAACCAGAGAATCCTCAATCATTCGAAGTTGATTGAGTGCTTTAATTGCTTTATGGAGATATGAAAGAACAGTCCCTTTATTTCTATCAACTAAACCTGAAGTGCAATATGTAATAGAATCTTTTGCAATTCGGAGAGAACCTTTAGCCGCTCCACTTAAATTTCCCATTGGGTAATTTGGAGTTGGAGAATAGATAAAGTATTCTTCCATTTCAGAATACATTGTATCTAAATTATTTGCAGAATTTCCGTTATAAGTTAATCTATCTACAATGTCTGCGCCATTTTTTCCTTTCGTCCTTTTTTCTTGGCGGACGTGCTTCATCCTCATCGGATCAATATACCTCAATTCTTGAATACCATCTTGAGGTTTCTTCATATCAATGACTTTTAGATAATATAATCTTCCGTCAACATACCAGTTTCTAAAAATTTCGTGAGATTTCCTATCAAAATCCATCATCTCTTTGATGGACTTAAATTCCTTTCTAATTATTTCTTTTAACTTATCACTTGCGTTTAGATTTGTTAATTCAATCTCAACTGGAGAATCATAAAGATCACTTACGATTGCTTCATTTACAATATCTTCAATGGCACTATCACACTCTGGGTGAAGTGCCATTTCTCTATAGCGACGCATTAAATCAAATTCAGTTCTGTAAACACCTTCAATGTCTACATACTGACCATAAAATCCAGATTGAATATAATAATCAACCCCGTCCTCATCAGTTTGAGGTACGGGGGAAACTATTGACTTGGATTTTTTTTCATTATCCTCAATCGAAAAACCAAAAAGTTTCGCCATTTTATAAGTTAAACTCTATATTATACTCTATTTAGTTAATATCTTCACCGCCTGCAGCAGGAGAAGTTCCTTTAATTGCTTCCCACCAATGAACTTGCATTTCAACAGTAAACTCTTGAATTGCTTCAGTTTCATATGCCAGGTTAATTGCACTTACACTGGTTGGGAATAAATCATAGAAGTGATAAGCTCTTAAGATGCTTCCATCACGATTTAGTTGATAAACAAATGCATCTGCTTGATAAAGAGCTGGATCTGTAGTTCCAGTTGCATCAGAAAGACGATTCATATAGTTAGTCCACTTTTCAAATGCGGAACGAATTGCAAAGTCAGTATCGTTAATAACAGTAATCGTCCAGCTTTCAAATGTGCGGTCTCCAGCAAGTCTTAAAGTTCTTCCTCTAAATGCTACTTCAACAGGAGTGACATTTGATGCAGGAAGATTTGCTGCTTTGACAAGAAATCTACTCTTGTCAAGGGTATTTGAATCAATACCAAGTGCTGCTGGGAAAGCAAGCTCAACTTCAAAGAGGTTACTTCTGGTGCCACCACCCGACAGCTTACTCTTGAAGTCTGTAATTTTTCTTAATGGAATTGTGTTAAGTTGGGTTCTGGTTGCCATTTTCTGTTAAACCTCTAAATTAAAAGTTTCCGATTACTTCTTCAAAATCAACACCAGTCTTGGTGGCAATAAAGTTGAGTCCAATGAAGTTGATGGACCTTGCTGGTTTGATGTAAATGTCGGCAATAAATTCATTATTATCTATCACAGCAGCAGTGTTATTTGTCTCATCGCAAATAACAACATAATCAAAAATTCCTCTCTTGGCTTGGACATCGCGCAAGAATGGTTCGATTGTATTTACGAAGTTTGTTCTGGTAATCTCATCATTGAATTCAAAGAGAGCATCTTTTGCTGCTTGGGAAATTGCATTCTCAAGATAAACAAACAGACGACGAACGTTAATTCTGTCAAATGCTGATGCTTTAGCCAGACCAGTCTTGTCACCAAACAGGATAATACCGGCACCAGGTGAGAAGATTACTGGATTAACTCTATTTGAATAGAGTTTATCTCTTTGGGTTTTTGTTGGGTTATATGCAAGTTTAACAGCATTTAGAATTGCACCTCTGGAAGTTCCTGCAGGTGAATACCAAGCAAAGTTGTTAATGTCATTACGGGCACAAAGACCAGCAATATCCCCGTTTAGTGGTACGTATCTGAATGTATTTGCAAATCTGTCATACATGTACTTGTAACCACTATCAAAGATTGCATAAGAAGAAGAGGCAACAGGGGCATAAAACTCAACTACATTATCAGTAATATCAGCAGCAGATCTTACTGTTACTGCAGTTTGTACCGAAGTATCGGAGAGTGCAGCACCTCTGTATGGTGAGATGAATGCAATTGCATCCTTTCTCAATTCTGCGACAGAAATAAGTTTATTAGCAAGTGCCTGTGCAGTTGAAATATCATATGCAGCAGATCCCATCAGGAGGAAATCTACTTTAAAGTTTTCTGTATTTTCGAATAAATCATACCCATCAGACAACTCTCCAAGAGTCGCTGTCAGAGATCCTGCAGTATCAAGGTTTTCTGCACCACTATAGTCTTTACCACCGGTTAGGGTGTTTGTAGATGCTCCAGCAGCAGCAAAAGTGATTCCCTCTGCTTCCTGATCCCAAGCAACATCTGATTCTAAAGTAAATCCGCTACTATATCCTGTAGTAACAATTCCAGTAGGAGCTCCTAGACCGAAGATATACTGCGAATTATTTGCAATATACTTTCTCCAGTAAGATGGATTACCAACAGAAAACTCTGCATCAGATGCCTTCGACAAACTTAAATGCTTTTCAAGAATTGTGCCAGCATTTCCAGTTACAGTTCCAAAAGCATCAATTACTACTACATGGACTTCATCAAATCTAGAATCTCTTGCTGCAGCATATGCAGAAGTTCCTGGTCTTGGAGCAATATTATTCCAAGAAATAGAAGAAGTACTTGTGAGACCTAAAGTTTGTTGATCAAACCAATCTAGTCTAGAAGTATATGAAGTTGACCCTGCTGCAACAGATTGACCAGTTGCATGAATTGCAACACTTCCAGTTGAGGAGAAGGCATAAACTCCAGAAGGTTGATAGTCAACTTGAGTTTCGGTGCCTGCTGCAGAAACGTGCGAAAGTACTTTAACGTATACGCTGCTTCCAGAAATTTCAGTGATAATTCCTTTTAAGTAACCATCAAGAACTGAAGTTGTACCAGCACCAGGATTAACTCTACCTGCAACTGATTGGGTGACACCAAATCCAACTGCAATTGTAGTAATACCCGATGCTACTGATGTATTAACACCAACTAAAATTTGATCTGCTTTTGAATCAATAATCCCAACCTTGAGTCCATTTGACCAAGATCCTGGGTTTCTTGCGGCAACTACGACATTCGCAAGAACGTTTTCATCATATCCTAGTGCATTATAATGATCTAAACTATCAATTTTTACACTTGATGCAGTTCCAACAAATCCATTTCTTAAATCATTATCGTTTGCTCTTACAACTCGGAGTGCTCCACCATATGCCAAATATGAAGAAGCAGACAACCAATGCTCGTAATGTTTGTCTGTTGAGTATGGCTCTCCAAAATTGTTGAGCAAATCATTTTCATTTTCAACTAAAGTTGGCGAGTCTACAGGTCCCTTCGCAAAAGGTGCTACAATCGCGCCAATCTTATCTGACGAAGGAGTAGCTCTTCCAAGAGTTAAATCAACTTCTCTAACTACAATTCCAGGAGATGCTAAATTAAGCGGCATCTTTATTCTCCGTATTACCAGAATATTCTAAAAGTATTTATAATTTCCTGCTTCTTAAAGTCATCTATATTCCCACATATAAGATCTGTCTCCATATTCATCCACATTCCAGACTTCCATAGATTCTAGAGCGGCATTATTTGCTGCTACCAACCACCTATCGCCAGTTTCTTGCTCTACAAATACATCCATATCATCCAATCCATCAGAAATAAATCCAAAAGGGGACATATCTTGCTCTATTTGATTTTTTTGCTCTTCATATATTCTCTTACGGACATCATTATCCGTCATTTCTTTAAAATAATCTTGAGCAACCAACCAAGAAAAAATAACTAGACACATTGCAAGGTCATCATTACATCCTTCTTCTGCTTCAAAAGAATTATGTTTTTGCGAAAATGTTGTAAGTTCGCTAATAATATCGTAATCTACGGTTAAAAGTTTATCATCTTCAAGTAGAGTTTTAAGGTTAGAGCATCCTAATTTTTTAACAGCGGCAGTCATACGAACACCGAGTTGAGATTTCTTCCCACTAAAACCAGAACCTACAATCTGACCTGCACGACCTCTCATTGCACACATCAAAACATTATCATATTCGAGATCAAAGTGTAGGATACTTGCAACTTGATCACCAATATCATTGACCTCAATCAGTAACCAAGCATCATTATATCCTTTTGCTACTTCATGAATAATGCTGGGAAACAGCATTGGTTTAATTTCATTGTTTTTATATTTTCCTACAATTTTATATGGAAAATTAGTAATATCAAAAACAACAAATGCTGAATAATCATTTCCAAGTCCACGAGCTACGTCAACTGTAATTAGATAATTATGTTCTTCTTTTGGATGCTCATAAATATCCAATCCAGCATTTCTCTTTATGGGATCATCATACGCAAGGTTGCGAAGTTTTGATGCGTTAATGAGAGTGTTAACGGATCCTAAAAACTCACATTCAAACTCAACTTTAAATTGTTGCTCTGAAGTGTTTGCAATAGTCTGCGCTTTCCACGCTTCGTCTCTACCAGGAACTTCAGACCAATGGACATCTGTAGGGACGTATTCATTTTTGCCCCTTTCAGCGTCGTGCCACATCCGGTAGAAGTGATTCATACCACGAGGGGTGGAAACAATAATTACCTTTGTGCTCTGACCAGAAGAAATAGTGGGATAAACAGATGCAAAGAAGTCATCAGCGATGTGATTCGGGATGAACGCGAATTCGTCCAAAAAGATGACATTATAGGATCCGCCTCGGACAGCAGATGAAGAAGTAGAGTTTGATGAAATCTTCGATCCATTTTCTAATTCTAAACTACCTTTGTTCCAAGATATAATGCCTTGTTGCATCCATTTCGGTAAATTCTCATAAGCAAGTTGCAATCTTCCGAGAAGGTCTCTGGCAGTAGATGCTTTGTTTGCTAGAATTGCTATATTCACATTGTCGTTGAATACTGCATAATGTAATAAGTATGAGACGCAAGTCGTAGATTTACCTGTCTGTCGGGGCATTTTACAGATATTAAATCTATTCTCGTGGAAGTTCTTTACAAGTTTCTCTTGAAATGGATACATCTTAAATGGAACAAGACCGTGATCCAGAGAAACAATTTTAATATAATTCTTTGCAAAATATACCGGATCTTCCTTACACTTTAAGAACTCAATAATTTGTTCTTCTGTGAACTGAATAGGCGTATTTGCTTTTTTTAAATTAGGATTACCAAGATAAATGTTATCACTCATAATAAGTTACCTTTGCTCAATCCAGTTCAATACTGCAAGTGCTTTTTTATTAGTATTGGGACTTGCACAAACAAGTGTATAAGTATCACTAATTGTTCCAATGCCACTTCTACCTAACTGAAGTGCTGCTCTAACATCAAGATCAACTAACGCACCACTACCATTAATTACAAAACCACTCAAAAGATCACTTCCACCAGATACTGCAGTTTGAGTGATATTATACTGCATAAAGGAGTTTGGATCTGGATGATCTACCCAAGTTCCTCCAGTCAGTGTTGCATTTTGTAGAAGTTGCCAATAAACATTCGTATTGTCATCAGTTGCTGCCTGTAATGATCTCAAGAGCATTACACCAGTTAGATTATTAGATTTCAAACGA